TCTCATACAATTCAAATGTGTTGGCTGTCAGCACTTTGACTGAATAATAGTCTTTTCTTGGAAATGGGCTTTGGTCATCAGGGTAATACCAAACGGTTTGCCCGTCATAAAAACCATGTCCATCCAGCGTCAGCGTTGTGTCAACACCAGCACAATAAGTTACTGCGCTATAGACTGCCGAAGCTACATCAATATCTCTTTTGTACTGTACTGCGGACACGAAGCCAGAAGGTTTTGTTTTTACTCCATTCTTTTTCTTGACGGTCTTCATCATTCCTTTTGTGTTTACATACTGCCATTCAACAGTTTCGTCATCTTCATTTGTTACGACTTCTTTTTTTATTTTAAACGTCTTTGGTGTCGCATTTGCCACCTTGTAAACAGCGTTCTGATCGAAGTCATAATATCCACCACTTGCCGGAGTGTTCAGCGAGATATAAATAAGATCATCATTAGAAAATCCGTGATCTACTGGAAACTTAACAATCCCCTGTTTTTCTCTCGTGATGTTGTTAAACGCAGTTGACGGAGAAGCAGGCGATGTTAACGATGAATCGTAATCAATAGCGAAAGAATCTTCATCAATCACAGTAACCGTTCTAAGCATGTCAACGAAGCCACTCCAATCTTCTTGTGGAATAACATCCCACAGACCGCCCTCTATACCTCTTCCCGTAATTGTTGTCGCGCTAATCGCACTGCCACTGTAATTTGTGTTGTATGTCTCAAGGCTGGTGAATCCAGTGCCACCGTTCAGGTTTGTTATTTTTGTCCCGTTAGGAACGCCAGTACCAAACAAGTACATGCCCACTGCATAAGCGCCAGACAGATGCTCGGTATTCGTCATCACGCCGCCGCCAGATATACTAGCGGTAGTCGATTTAGCGATAACATACGGATCCGATTTGTTAGCTCTTAATAAATACCCTGCATTGACAGGTCTGCCGTTCAAATTACAGCTATCAACCACCTCGAAGTAATCATCCTTGTTTATTCCGTCAGCAACAGGAAGCTGCGCCGTGGTATCAAAATACAGCTGCGTATTGTCCAGCAGCCGAACAACCGTATTCCCGCTCTCTACAGTCACATTCCCTATTTTTTGTCCGGTTACGGCCTCTGGAGTAACAGTCAGTTTTATTTGTGCGCCGTCCGATAGTCCGTGACTTGTACTTTTGATAATAATTTTATTTGGCGTTCCAGTATCTACACCCTCACTGGTAATGCTCTCAGCAGTCACATCAGCATTGACAAGCACCGTCCCGCCTTCTGCGTGAATGCGTAGGTATTGATGCCCAAGCTCGAATACATAGGATTGCGTGGCGGAAAACTGGAACGGAATCAGGCGAACATTTCTGCCTTGCGTTTCACCGGAATCTCCCTTCCACCAGTGCTTTGCATGTGCAACAAACCGCGTGCCACCACGCTTACTGACAACCCCATGCGGGTACACAATCGCGTTTTCACACTTCGCCAAGCCTGTTTGATATTGCCCAAGGTCAACGCGATCAGACAGTTCCGGCGTAATTTCACCGCCAGCAAACGATCTCGATAGCGTTTTTACTGTTGCCATCTTGCCCGCACTCCAGCAGGTGTATCGTCACGCGCCACGCGCACATGGCGATGGTTGTCGATCATAGCCTCAGCTAAATATGTCCGGTACATTTTCTGCCATGCGCCGGATACATTCGGGTCTTTGGTCGTAGGCGCGGCTAACAAGTGAGCCAGATACGCAGCCAGCGCCAACACAAATCCGTTTGTGTAATGCGAAGTAGCTGAATCCCTGTAGACATACCGCAGCACAGGGCTTGCCGCGTTGCAATAAAACACGCTGCCGTGAATCTCAAACTCGATCTGCGCGAATGGGGAGCTTGATCCTTCCTCATACGCATTGACCGGCTTCACCAAATCCGAAGGCACAGCAAAGGCGTACTGAAAATACTCCGGCAAATCCGCTTCGATTAAGTTTAGTTTTTTTTGTTTGACGGCAAACAGCCAATCGCATTCGCCGAGAACCTTCTCAAGCGCAATCGGATAAAACTGCGCGCACGCAGCGGCATACTTGCCGCCATCAGGCGGATTGATGGAAATAATATCTGGCGACTGACCAAGATTAGCCAGCGCCAAATTGCAAATATCTACCTGCGAAGCCATGACACACCATCAATAGATAAAGAAAACCCCGCCGAAGCGGGGCGTTCAAACTGCTATCAAGTTGCGCCAATCGCACTCGCGTTTGGATACGCTACATTGCGCTGCGCGCCATTCACAATATTCGCATTGAACACACCGGCAGTCAGCGGACCAGTAGCAACAGTGAAGTTGCCTCGCACATAGCGGCGCACACCAGGAGGCACAGGAATCAAGATTTGCTTGCCAGCTATTAGTTCGGCAACAGGGAATGCTTTAGTAGCCATCACATCAGCAAATGTAACATTGTCCGCCGAATCTTGCAGCGCGAACACTACCGTTGCAGCGCCAGCAGCCGTTGCCGTGGTAGACACATTGATCGCAAGCTCCAGTTTTTCGCTGGAGCCAATATCACTGTACGCATTACCAACATCCACCACATCAGTGGTGGGCGCGGTTACGGTTACTGCCTGGCCAGAAGCGCCTGTCAGTTGTAGTTTTTTATCAATAATCATGCGTTTTCTCCCGATTAAGAAACAGCAGCTTCGTTGTTGGTGATCTGATCTACACGACGAACAGGAATGTCGTCGAATGTCAGTACTTTTTTGCCAGCCACTTCGCCCATATTCAACCAAACATTAGACTTGTTGGCAATCTGGCGGCGCAGGAACGAGCGAATAGTGCGGTTGCAATAGAACGCCAGCTTGCCGTTTGTGCCAGCTGGCAGTGTTTCAATTGCTCGAACCATCAGGTCGATCAAGTCAGCGCCAGCCGATGCGTTCTTGGTCAGCGCAGCGGTATCAATGTTTGCAATGCGGACAACCTTCGTCCAATCACGCAGCACCAAACCACAATCCCATTTGTAATGCGTGCGGAATCCTTGGTATTCACCACCGTTACCGTCAGACAAAGTATCTTCGCCGCAATCTTTGACACTCAAACCAGCAACAGAGCCCGATGGGTAAATGCCGTGCAGACCATCGCTCGCCCAATTCACCAGCCAGATGGATGTTTTTGCAGCGCCAGCACCAGCGGCGTTGATGATGTTCTCGCCGTTCTCTGCGCTCAAAGAGCTGTAGCGCGGAGCCAGACCCATGAATCGCTCTGGATTTGACGCAGTAGAACCATAGAACAGCGTTGAGATAAAGTTTTGCGTCATGCCCTCGATAAAGGCCTTGTCTTCCGACATGCGGAATGCGGCTTTATCTTTTGCCAAAGCAACCAGTTGCGCATCAACTTTGGAATAGGTTTCCAACATGCCGCACGAATCTTTGATCTGTACCGTGGTGCTTTTCTCTGGCTGCACGCCATAGTTGAGCAAGCGCCAAGTGCCAGTCGGCAGACCGGAACGCACCGTAGTTTTATGGTTTGAGCCGTCATTACACTCAGCCCACAAAATGTCTTCAACAACATCATTGCTGGTGCTAAGAATCTCAACGATATTTGTGTCAATTTTCCCGCTTGAATCCGTGCGATTAGCAAGGTCGGCGAGCGTAGTAAAACCAGAAGTGATAGTAGCCATTAGTTTATGCCCTCATTCATGTACGAATACATGCCTTGTTTCTTTTGTGTTGCAGAGCCAGATACATAAGTATCGTTGCTCGCCGCCTTACCCACGCGATAGAACAAACGCACTACCGCAGGATGGTTTCCGAAGCCACTGGCATCCAGTATTTGCTTCAATTCGTCGTCACCAAACTTGTCGATTGCTGCTAAAGCAATACCAAGGTTTGCGTCAAAATCTTTACCGCCGACTTCTGCGTCATTACGAGAATCGTCAGCCCATTTTTTAATCGTGTCGGCATGTACGCCTTCGGCTGTTTTGGTGGTGCGATCAACCAGACCAGCAGCCACATCCACCAGCTTTTGCGCTTGCTCTTGCGTCAGCCCAAACTCTTTTGCCAGCGGCGCAAAGTCATTGAATGCAGACTCGTCAATGCGCAAACCTTCTGGCAGCGAGAACTCGCCGTATTCTTGTTCTTGCGCAGCGGCTTCTTGCGGTTGCTCTGCCGCAGGCTCTACTGCCGCAGCTTCTTCAACCGGCGCAACCACTTCTTCGATCACTGCTTCTTCTGTCATGCTTTTGTCTCGCTTTGCATTTGTAACCAAGCGTCAAAACAAACCGCCTA